TTGCCGAAGAGCGCCTCGCCCAGCTTGGCGGCCAGCGCCTGGGCCACCATGCGCTGCAGCAGGTCTTGCCAGATCTGGCCGATGTCGTCGGCGTTGCCCTTGATGACCTGCAGCACGCTGTCGCCGAGCGCGTCCTGAATGTTGCGGGCGGCCTGGCTGGCGAACTCGCTCACCTGACGCAGCGGCTCGGCCAGCGCCTCCAGGCGCGGCAGCTGGATGGAGTTGACCTCCTTCGTGAGCCGCTGCAGCCCCTCGACGGCCGCGCGGCCGTAGGTGCCCCAGGTGATGGCACCGGCCGCAACCAGCACGTCGGCCCGGGCCACCTGTTCAGCCAGGCGCTCCTGCTCGGTCTGCAGGCTGCGCGTGACGGCCAGGCCCTCCTGCTGCAGCGCCTCGAAGGCGCGCGCCGATGATTGCTGCGCGCGGATGCTGTCCAGCGCCGAGGCTAGGCCCAGCACCTGGGCCTTGGTGCTGGCGTCGAGCACGCCGAGCAGGCCGCGGTTGATGGCAATGCGGGTCTGCTCTTCGGCGCTCACCTGCTGCGTGGCCAGCAGCTGCTCGCGCAGGCCTTGCGTGTACTGGTCGAGCGCGCTGGTCTGCTTGCGGATGTTGTCGGCGCCCGGTTCGTTGGCCTCGCCGACGCTCGGCAGCGCGCTGCTGCCACGGCCGCGGCGCGCCAGCTCGCGCGGGTCGCTTTGGCCCAGGTCGGGCAGCGTGGCCCGGGCCAAGCGGCGGTACACCTCGTCGAGCTTGCCGATCTTGGAGATTTCGGCATCGAGCCCGGCCAGCAGGTTGCGCCGGGCCAGCGGGTTGCGCTCGGTGGCCACCACGGCGCGCTGGCGGTTGAGCTCGGCCAGCTTGGCGGTGTAGAAGGCCACGCCGTCGCCTGCATTGGCGAAGCGCCGGCCCTCGGACACCAGCGCGCCGATGCCGGCCGCGGTGCTGCCGAACACGTCGCCCGCCAGCTTGAGGCGCTGCACGTCGTTGGCCAGGCTTTCCACCACCGGGCCACCCAGGCGCTGCTGCAGCACCGTCCAGTTGCTCGACAGGCGCGACACGGCCTTGCTGAGCTGGTCGAAGGCCTCGGCCTGCCGATCGGTGACGCTGGCCACCAGCTGCCCGTCTTCGACCAGCTCTTTGAGCAGCGGCGCCACCTGCGCGATGCTGCGGCCGAAGAGCTCCTGAGCCAGGCGGGCCTTGTTGCCGTCGTCGGCGAAGTTGGCCAGCGCCTTGGCCACCGACTGCAGCGCGTCGACGGGGTCTTGATCGCGCAGCTGCTGCACGCTGAGGCCCAGCCGCTCGAGCGCCTGCGACACCGGGCTGTTGGGCTTGGCCGAGTTGAGCGCGGCATTGAAGCGCACGAGCGCGCCGCTCACCGTCTCGAAGCTCAGGCCCGCACGGCCGGCCAGGTTGGTGATGCCGCTCAGGCGCTCGATGGTGCTGCCGGTGGCGTCTTGCAGGTCTTTCAGCCGGGTGACGGATTCGGTGGCGCCCTGGATGAAGGCACCGAAGGCCGCCGCACTGCCCAGCAGGCCCAGCACGCCGGCGCTGATGCCGGCGAAGCGCGCCGACACGCTGCTGGCCTGGGTGCCGAGCGTGTCGAGCTTGGCGCGCACGCTCTGGAAGGCGCCGCCGGTTTCGTCGGTGGCGGCGATGGCGATGCGGGCGCGGCTCATGTGTCAGCCCCCATGCCGGGCAGCAAGGCCACGAAGGCGCCCGCAGAGTCGACGGCCTGCACCGGCGGCGCATCGCACCACGGATCGGGCGGCATGAAGTCGGCCACCGACCAGGGGCGCGAGTCTTGCCGCCGCAGCGCACCGTTGGCGGCTGCCGCCTGCAGCTCGGCGTGGCGCAGCGCGTCCCAGCGCGGCCCAATGCGCTGCGCATCGAGCCAGGCTTGCCACTCGTGGAACTCTTGCAGGCTGATGTTGCATTCGAGCCATGAGACGGTGCATTTGAGGTGACTGGCCAGCTCGTAGAGCGCGCGGCGCTGCGGGCTGGCCTTCAGCCGTTTTTTGGGTCGCCCAGGCCGTTGAGCCGCTCCACCACCTGCCACAGCTCGCCCACGCGCTGGCCGTGGCGCACCGCAAAGGCGGCCCACTCGGCAGGGCTGTAGACCGGCTCGAGGTCAACGGCCAGCACGCACAGGTGCAACGCCACGGGCAGCAGCTCGGCCGCCGCGCGCTCGGCGGCGTCGGCCTCGCTCTCGCCGTCTTGCGGCTGCACGAAGCGCCGGCGGGCGGCCTCGAAGCGCATGGCGCGTGGCATGTCCATGCCACGCACCAGCACCGTGCCGCCGATCTCGGGCACGTCGACGGGCTCTTCGGGCAGCTTTACGGGCGCGATGGCCTCGCGGCTGATGAGCATGCGCGGCCGCCCGTCAGGTGCCGTAGACCGTGGGGTCGGAGAAGAAGCTCACGCTGATCTCGCCGCGCAGCGTGCTGTCTTCCACCGTGGGCACCGCGCGCAGGCTCCAGTAGGCGTTGGAGACCAGGCGCGAGTTGTTCGGGAAGATCATGCGCAGGGCCACGGGCGTGGCGGCATCGCTGGCGGCCAGCACAGTGGCCCACCACGACAGGGCCGGGTCGTAGAACACCGGCAGCGTCACCTGCACCGGGGTGCGGGTGGTGGGGATCTGCTTCTGCACCGTGTCGGTGAGCGTGGTGATGTCGGCGAACTGCGGATCGCCGCCGCTGACACTGAGGCCGCTGGTGATCTGCGAGATCGTCGTCCACGCGGTGATGCGGCGGATGGTGCCCGTGCCCGTGCCGGTGGGGTAGCGCGACGTGCTCGTGCTGTTGATGCCCTCGAAGGTGATGTTGTCACCCGTGACCACGCTGGCGCGCACGATGCGGCCGTTGAGTCGGTCCCAGCCGGAGTTGACCTCGAGGAAGTCGCCCACGATGACGCCGTGGCCAGAGGCCAGGGTGGCGACCGCGCTGGCGGCGTTGGTGACGGCCGTCATGTTGACGGCCACGCCGTAGGTGGACGCAATGGCCACCTGGGTGCCGGTTGCAAGAGTGATGGCCATGGTGTGGCGCTCCTTTTCAGCTCAAGATGACGCCCGGCGCAGCCGGGGCGACGAAGTAGGTGCACTGCAGCTGCAGCGTGATGCGGGCATTGGCGGCCTCGCCGTCGCCCGTGGTATCGCGGTTGATGCCGACGAGCTGCAGGCCGTGCGGCAGGGGCGGCGCGAAGAGCAGCGCCAGGCCGGCCTCGGCCAGCGCGTGCATGGCGTCGTCGGCATCGGCCACGGCGCGCAGCGTGTACTGCACGTCGACGCCCAGCGTGTGCTGGTTGATGGCCTCGCCCACCGTGATGGCCGCCACCTGCTCGTCGGCCGCGAACACGCGGGCGGCGGGCAGCTCGGCCTCATCCCAGGGCCAGGTGCGGCTGGTGCGCACGCCACCGGTGCCCAGCACCTGCGGCGCCAGGCGCGCGGCCAGCGCGTCGACCACTTGAGCGGCTGCCAGCGCCATGGCTCAGGCCCGGGCCAGCACCAGGCGCTGCAGGACGCCGTCGGGCGGCTCTTTCAGCACTTGGCGCACGGTGTAGGTGGTGCCGCGGAGCACCAGGCTCTGGCCCACCGCCGCCGTGACGGCCGCGGTAGGCTGCAGCAGGAAGTCAGTGCGCTGCACGACGGTGTCGAGCTCGTCGAAGCTCTCCACGTTGACCATGCCCCGCACGGCCACGCCAGCCAGCGTGGCGCCTTCGCCGAAATCGGCGAAGAAGGGGGCAAAGGCCTCGGCGAAGGGCATGGCGGCGCTCGTCAGGCCTCAGCGGCCTTCGGGGCCTTGCCTGCCGCCTTGATGGCGGCGCGCACGGCTTCGACGCGGCTTTCGCTTGCGGTGTTGACCTTCGAGCGCGAACGGTCGTCTTTGGGGTCGATGTACTGCGCCCGGGTGGCCTGCACCAGCAGGTGGGCGGTGTCGGCGTCGATGTCGACCAGGGTGTTGGCCGACACGTGCGTGGGGCCGTCCATCGTGGGGACGGCGCAGTCGGTGGTGATCAGCAGTTTCACAGGCTCTCCTTGAGGGGTGAAGAGCCGAGGCGCTGGGCGCCCCGGCTCACAGGGGTCAGGCGCGCAGCGCGTCGAGCATGGCCGCGAAGGACACGGCGCGCCGGACAGCGACGTCCACGTCTTGCAGCGCCACCAGGCGGCGAGCACCCGACGTGGCCAGCGTGCTCTGGTCGAGGATGAAGTCGAGGCCGCCCCACATGCCCATCAGCAGATCGGCGAAGTTGCCGAAGACGATGGCCGAGCACACGCCGGAGCTGGTGCCCTTGGTCAGGTTGCTCGGCACGTTGTTGGACACGGCGGCGCCGTAGCCCAGCACGGTGTTGTCGCTGCCCCAGACCGGCACGCCGTTGGTGCTGGCGAACTGCTGCGTCAGGCGCAGCTGGGCGCGCATGCGGGCGTTGGTGAGGTAGGCCAGCGCGCCCACGTCGGCGTTGGCCACCGCGACAGCCTCTTCCAGCGCCACCATGTTGGCGTAGGTGGGCGCCGCGCCGTTGGTGCCGCCAGCCACCGAGCCGATGCCGGCCGTGTTGATGATGCCGCGCGGCTGGCCCGCGCTGCCACTGCCAGCGATGGCGGCACGGTCGAGCTCCACCGCGATGCCCATGGTCAGATCGGCGCGCACCAGCGCCTCGACGGCGGGCGTGGTCTGCAGCAGGGTGCGGCGGCTGTAGTCGGTGAACATGCCCACCGTCTTGGGCGACATCGTCACCTGGCCGAAGGTGGCCTCGCTCTCCGTGACGGCGGTGTTTTCCGCCACCCAGAAGGTGGCAGCGCCAGCCGTCTGCGACGGGATGGCCAGGTTGCCGACCAGGCCGTCGAGCATCTGCGCACCCAGGCCGGCCACGACCATGCGGTGGCGCAGCAGATCGATGAAGCTGGACGCCAGCAGGTTGGTGGCCACCAGGTTGCCGCCGGCCGTGGGCGTGCCCACCAGCAGATCGCGCTGCATCATGCGCGACATCAGCGCGCGGGCCATCTCTTCGCTGTGCACGACGGGGGCGCTCAGCACGTCCCAGGGCACCGTCTGGCCGGCCTCGCGCTCGCGGCGCATGGGCTGGTTGCCGTTGTCGCTGGCCACCTTGCGGGCGGCGGTGCTGGCTTCGATTTCGAAGGCCGCGGCGCGCTGCAGCTCTTGATCCAACGGGTTCTGGATGGCGGCCATGAGGCGCACGATCGAGAAGCGCTGGACTTCCTTCTGCGACATGCCGATTTCGGGCGTGGCCGGCGCAGGCTTGAGCTTGCCACGCTGCACCAGCTTCTCGAGCACCAGCGAGCGGAAGGCGTCGACGGCCACGCCGTCGGCGATGGCCTTGTCGGCCTCGGCCGCGAGCTGGTGATCGTGGCCCATGGCGCGGATGGCCTGGGCCCGCGAACGCTCGGCGGCGGCGGCTTGCGTCTCGATGACGCGGATGTCCGGCTGCTGGGGGGCGGCCGGGGCGGCGGTGGTGGTGTCGCTCACAGGGGACTCCTTTGGTTGAGCGGTTGCGGCCGCAGCGGCCAGGGAACGGCCCACGCCCACAGAGGCGTCGGCAGGAACAGAAACGATGGACAGCTCGAAGGGCGTCCAGCGCTTGACGCGGTAGGTCTCGACGTCGTCGGAGCGGCTCTCGAGCACCACGTCGTTGATCTCGTAGCCCACGGAGACCAGCTCGCGGATGCCGTCTTGCACGTCCTGAAACACCTCTTCGCCGAGGGCCGAACGGGAGAAGCGCACGACGGCGCGGCACTTGCGGTCGCTGTCGATCCAGGCGCGCTCGACGACGCCGATCTGCTGGTCGATGTCGTGGTTGAGCAGCAGCGGGTGCGCGCTGTTGAGGCGCGCCATGTCCACCGAGCCGGCGGTGCAGTCCAGGATCTCGTTGCCCCACCAGCGGCGGTAGGGCTCCTCGCTGGCGAAGGCGAGCTCGACGGTGCGGGCCTGTGCGTCCAGCGTGTCGCGCTGGTAGCGCGCGGCGCGCATCTGCTTGCCGGCCTGGGCTTTGCGCACGTCGGTGCGGGGGTCTTCGGTGAGTTGCGGCATGGGGTCAGGCTCCATGGGCCCGGCTGGCGATGAGGCGCAGGCGGGCGGCGTTAGGGTCGTCGTCTTCGGCGGCGGCTTGCGCCGGCGCGGGTGCCGGCGCGGCGCCGGGCATGGGCGGCGCGGCGGGCAGATCGGCGGTCTTGGTCTGCCACTCGCGCCATTCCTGCAGCACCTCGTCGGGGTCGACGCCGGCTTCGCGCATGCAGCGCTGGGGACTTGTCAGGCGCAGCGCCAGCATTTCGCGCTGCGCGCTCACGGTCTTGTTCGGGTCGAGCGGGCGCCAGCGGTGCGGCATCCACGAGGCGGCCTCGGCGTACTGGTCGAGCCGCTCGTACTGCAGGCTCTGCAGATCGGGCGCGGCCACCAGCGCGTAGCGCAGCCAGCGGCGGAAGACCGGGGCAACCAGCGCGTCGTGCGTGAGCCACTCCTGCAGCTCGCACCAGAAGGTGCGCTCGTCTTCCAGGCCGAGCTGGCCGCTGCTGTAGTTGACGGCCTCGAGGTCGTTGCCCAGCGTGATGTACGCGACGTCGAGCGCGCCGGCCATGTCGCGCACGCAGTCCTTGATGAACTGGCCGTATTCGATGTTGGGGTAGTCGCTCTCGAAGGGCTGGGCGGTGTAGCCGGCCGGCACCTTTTCCCAGGTGCCATCGTGCAGGCTGGCGTAGGCCTGGCCGGCAGCGTCTTCGCCATCGCTCAGCTCTTCGACGGGCAGATTGGGCGCGTCGTCACTGCTGGCCTGCAGCCAGCCGCCGCGCTTGGCGCTCTCGCGCGCCTTGTTCAAGCCGCTGGTGGCGAAGTCGGCGGCCTGGTACATGCGCTTGAGCGCCGTGGCCATCCAGGGCACGCCGCGCAGCTGGCCGATGGTATTGGGCAGCGCCACGTGCAGCACCTCGTCGGCCGGCACGCGCAGCAGGCGGCTGGTGGAGCCGGCCCACTCGCCCACGGTGTCGAGCGTGACGTCGTCGCCGCGCAGGTAGTAGGCCTGCACGGCGCCGAGCTCGTCGACCTCGATGCCCTGGCGCACCTTGCGGCCGTTGCCGAGGTCTGCCCGGTAGGTGAGCGGCACGGCATCGGCCGGCAGCAGCTGGATCTGCACACCGTGCGGGCCGCGCCCGGGCACGAAGCGCACGAAGCATTCGCCGTCGACGGCCACGTGCTTGAGCACCAGGCGCTGCACCAAGCGCCACGAGTAGCGGCCGGTGACGTCGAGCGCGCCGCGCTTGCCGAAGGCGGCCCAGGCCGCCTCGAGCCGCGCGTTGACGGCCTGCTTGGGCTGGCCGTTGCCTTGCGCCAGGCGGCTCTGGTATTCAACGCCGCGGGGGCCCAGCACGTTGCGGCCCACCATGCCCACGAAGCGCTTGGCGTAGCCGTTGTTCCAGTAGGCCTCGCGGCTGCGCGCGCGGACGGTGGCCAGGCCGGTCTCGGTCTCGGCGTTGATGTTGACCCAGTCGGCGCCCCAGCTGCCCACGTCGTGCGTGGACAGGGCCGCCAGCAGCGAGCGGCGCTGGGCGCCTGCGATGACGCGCTCGCGCCGCGCCGCATGCACGGCGGCCTGGCGCTGCTCTGTGGCAGCCGCCGCGGCCGGCACGAAGCCGATGCGGAGGGCGAGGCGATCGATCCAGGACATGCCCGCACTTTTGCGGGCGGCGCGGAAGTCGGGCGGGTGACTTGTTCCGGGAGAGCTCGAGCTGCTACATGCGCACCACGAAGCGGGTGCGGCCGCCGAGGCCCGCTGCGATGCGCTCGGCGCGCTTCTCGGCCTCGACGTCGCGCTCGGCCGCGGCGATTGCCGCGCGCAGCTCGGCAATGCTGCGGTACTGCATGGTGCGGCCGCCAATGCTGTAGCTGCCCGCGGTGAAGCTGCCGCTGGCGCACCAGGCGGCCCAGGCGGTGCGCAGGTCGTCCAGCGCCTTGGCGGCGGGCGTGCGGGTGTCGGTGCCGCCCGCCGCGGAGAGAAGCGTGGTGCGCACCAGCAGCTGGCCGCCGTCGACGCGGTAGCGCTCGCCGGCCTTGTCGACCCACACCTCCCAGGCGTAGCTGCCAGCAGCCCACGCCGCGGTGGCGGTGCCAGCCGCCTGAAAGAGGTGCGCACTGCCATCTGCGGCGGCCGTGAGCGACAGCGCCGTGCCGCCAGCGCGCGGGTTGAGGTACAGCGTGGCCACCCAGCCCGCCGCTGCCGAGTAGTCGGGCAGCGTGGCGCGGTAGTTGAAGGTGGCGCCGGCGTCGATGTTCGGGATCATGCTGTGTCGTCCGTTGTCGGAGTGAGGGGGCCGATGCGCTGGCGCGTGGAGCGCAGCGTCAGCGACCGAGGCCGGCGCGTGATGGGGCCGATCTCGCCGAGCAGCGCGCCCCCGGCACGCACGGGCCGCAGCACCGCACCCACCCCGAACGCCGACACCACAGCCCCGGTGAGCGTGCCGGACGCGATGACTAGGCCGAGCCTGGCGCCGCTGCCGAAGGCGCTGGTGACGCCCGCGCCCACGCCGAGCGACACGCGCACGATGCCGGGCCCGAAGCCGATGTCGGTGGTGCTGGCCACGCCGTCGGCATGCAGCCTGAACTCGAAGTAATCCGTGGCGCCGACATAGATGAAGCTGCCGTCCTCGGCCAGGTCGAGCGTGCCGAGCACCGGCCAGCGGGTGACGAAGCCGCGCACCTCGACGTCGGCATCGGCCGGCAGCGTGAGGCAGGGGAACAGCGCCGAGGGGCCATCGGTGCCGGTGCTGGGCACGTCGGCGCCGCGCACGCCGTGGCCGGCGTACAGGGACGCCAGCCAGCCGCTGGGCACGAGCTCGGTGGTGTCGCAGAGCCAGGACATGGCGCGTCAGGCGGCGGTGGCGACCGGCATGCGGCGCTGGCCCGCGGCGGCCCGCCAGTCGAGCTTGTAGGCCGTGCCGGGGGTGAGCAGAGCGCTGGTCACCATGAACACGCCGTCGCCGTTGGTGCTGAGGCCGGTGAAGCGGCCGACGAACACGCCCGAGGCCTCGAGGTACACGTCGACGTAGTCGAGCGCCACGCTCGCCAGCAGCGTGCCGTTGTTGGTGCGCAGGGGCTGGCTGGTGAGCACGCCGGGCTGCGGGCCGAGGGCGCCGCCGGCCACGATGGGGCGCAGTGCCGCGCCAGCCGCGAAGCCGCTGGCGATGGCCTGCATGGTGCCGGCGGCGATGGTGAGGCCGAGGCGGGCGCCGGCCGCAAAGCCTATGCCGGCAGCCGGATCGCTCGCCCCCGTCGTGGTGTTGAACGCCGTCAGCACGCGGCCATTCACGCCGGTGTGCGTTGCGGTCGCGGTGGTAAGTGCCCAGTAGTCGTACAGCGTGCCGCTCGACACGGACGAAGGGAGCGCGCCGCCCGCCAGCGCCGCCCACTCGGTCGAGCCAAGAGCCGTCCCGCCAGACCAGATTGCAAAATGCGCCACCAGCCCCGAATAGGGCAGCGAGTTGTCGTCGATGCCGCGCACGCCGACGACGATGCGGTCCACCAACGCCGGCACGTTGTCGGTCAGCGTCGCCGTGTCCGTCACAGAGGCGCCGGCACCGTAGTAGATCGTGCGGCTGCTGGCCGACGTGAACACAGCAAGGGCTGGCGTCCAGGCTGCGGCAATGCTCGTCGTGCTGTTCGGGCCTGTGCTGGGCTCCCGCGTGAAGGCGCGCACCTTGCCGCTGGCGGCGCCCTCGGCGTAAATCATGGCTTCAGCCGCGCCGCCGTCGTCGCCCACACCCGCGACCATCATGTTGGTGCTGGTGTTGTCGGGCAGCATCCAGACGAAGATGGCGAACGGGTAGCTCAGCCCCAGCGTCGTGGGGCCCAGCTGCAGCTTAGAAGGCCCGGCGCCGGCAAGATCGACACTCATGCCGCGATTCCTTTAACGTCGGTCGAATAGCTGGTGTAGGAGGCATAGGTTCCTTCCCACCAAAGGGCTTCGCAGCGGCTGTCAGCGTTCTCCGGGCTCGTCGGGCGCGCACGCACACCGCCGTCGCCTGTCGTCACATCGCGAACCTTCGTCACGGTCGTGCCGCTGCCGACTGCCCATATGCCCATCTGGTCAACGCCCGACACGGGCACGCCGGCATAGATGCGCGCCGGGTTCAAGCGGCTGAAGTGCATGCCACGCGAGTAGTAGGGCTCGCCGCTGTACAGGAACCCGCCCGCAGCCGTGAACTGCGCATGCACCCACGCTGAGCCGTTCCAGCGCGCGAAGTGGTAGCGATGGTCCGTGCCGTCGTTGGCCGCCATGCGGTTGAACAGCGCCCACGGCTGGTCGTCCGTGCCGATGGCGACGTCCCAGTGCCAGTGCTTGCGGTCGCTGACGCCGCTGACGTTCGTGAACTTCGCCGTGATTGAGTGCGGCAGCGTGCCGCTGATTTCCACGCCGTTCGTCGTGTAGAAGCGCAGCACGTTGGAGCCGTCGAGCTTCGCGTAGAAGTGCCACACGCCACCCGTGATCTCGTTCGGGTTGCCCTCGGACAGCAGGAAGTCGATGCGGTCCACACCATTGGTGGACATGCTCCAGTAGGGCCGCTGCGGGCCGTTGGTGGCGATGCGGGTCGCGGCGCCGAAGACGGCAGGCCCGGCCGCGAAGTTGGGGCAGACGGCATACGCAAGATCAAAGCCGCCCGAGCCGTTGCGCCACCTGAAGAACACGAAGTGCTGCGTCGGGTCTTGCGACAGGATCACCGGGCAGGGGTAGTAGTAGTCCGTCAGGCCGCCGCTGCCGAATTCGATGTTCTGCTGTGTGCTCCATGCCGTGTTATCGCCCGGCGTGGTCTGCACGCGCATGCGGATGAACTGGTCCGGGTGCGCTGCGTAGAAGGCGGCGATTCGGCCGCTGCCGCAGTCGATCACGCTGGCGTTGTTGTGGTCGTCGGCGCCGAAGCCGGTCGAAAGTTGGAAGGTGTCGCTAGTCGTGGTGTCAAGGTCGCGCTGCGTCACGCGAATTCCGCCCGCGCTGTTGACGCTGCCGACGTAAAGCAGATTACCCACGCGACACGCCTCGGGCTTGTTGAACCACGTCCAGTTTGCATCGGTGCGAACAGCGAAGGGCACAGCGGGCGCTTCCATCACCCCACCCGCCACCGTCCCCCGCAGCACCGCGCCGCCCGCGAACGCCGACACCGGCGCAGCCATCGCCCCGCCCGCTACCACGCTGCCCAGCCGCGCGCCACCGACGAAGCCCGAGCGCACGCGCCCGGCGAAGATGGGCTGGCCGGCGGCGACCGAGTAGCTGCTGGCGACTGGGGACACCACGGCGCGACTTAGTCAGGCGAACTTGCTGCGGCCGAACTGCCAGCGGGCGCTCGAGCGTGTCATCACTCGCGCCGCGCAGACCAGCTCGACAAGATGGCGGGCTCGCCTGCACTCGGCCATAACGCGCTTGCGGATGGCGTGCACCTGGCGCTTCGCGCGCATCACGGCCGCGGGGTCTGCGGGCAGGAGGTCAGGCATGCTTACGGGCGCGGGAAGCGGGTGAGGTAGGCGTCGACCACGCGCACCGCAGCGTCCACCGCGGGCAGCTCTGTCATGCCGATGACGTGCGGCTGGCGCAGCAGGTACTGCCAGACCAGCTCGGCGCGGGTCGGTGCGGCAAACGAAGCCGGCGTCGTCTGCACGCTCAAGATGGCCTGCATCACGGCGCGGTTGGACTCGACGACGCGCTCGCGCTGCTGAGCCTCGAAAAAGCGCATCTGCTGGTCCCACGTCGCCTGCTGCGGCAGCGCGGGGATGGCTGGCTGATTCGGTGCGTTGATCATGCAGGCCTCAGACGTCGCCGTCGGTGTAGCTGATGGCGCCGGTGATGTTCGTGCCCGTCGCGACGGTGCCGTTGAACTGCACATTTCCGGTGATGGCCGATGCCGTCACGTCGGTGTCTCGCAGGGCCGTGCCGCCGCTCGTGGACCAGCGGATGTAGCCGGGCGTGCCGTTGACGTGCGAGGCCGCCGTCTGCGTGTAGCCGCCGGTGGTGAGCACGCCCGCCGTCACGCTGCCTGCGCTGCCGCCGTTGGCCGCCAGGATGTCGGTGCCGAAGGTGAGCGTGGCCAGGAGCGTGCCCGTGGCGGCGCTGCCGGGGCCTGCCGGGCGGCTGCCGCTGTACAGGCGCGCGACGGCGCTGCTGCCGAGCGCAGTGACGAAGGCCTGCAGCTTGGCGTTGCGCAGGGATGCGAGGTCGGTGGTGGGCATGGTGGTGTGTTCCTGTGCTGCCAGTGAACTGGTCAAGCCGAACTGTTCCGACCACAGCGGAAGTGCGCCGCTTGAGTTGTTCCGCCTCAGTCGCCGCGCGCGGCGGCGATCACCATGCGCGCATAGCGATCGGTGACCCCCAGCCGCTCGCTGATCTGTTGCGCATTAAGGCCCTGGCCGTGCAGCTCAAGCACGCGCACCTTGGCGGGGAGCGGCTGAACGCGACTGATGTGGTGCACAGCGCCCCCAACCGTCCGCCGCACCTTGTGCTCGGCCTCGGCCAGCGCGTCTTGCAGCGCATCGGGCGGCGCGCCGGTGGCTTCGATGGCTTCGCGCACGTGGCGCAAGATGAGGGTGAGGATGTCCATGCGTCAGCGGCGCGGCATGGGGCGCCGGTAGGGGCCGCTGCGCGGCGTGGTGCGGGTGGGGGCGGCTGTGAGGATCTGCAGCACACCGTCGTCGGGGTCTTCCAGCTCAAGCGGCGCGGCGCCGCCCGGCGGCTCTTCAGGCAGCACGATGGCGCCCTCTTCAGCCGCGGGCGCTGGCTGCGCCGGCGGCTCGAAGAGATCGCCGATGGCGGGCTGCACGGCGGCTTCGAGCCGGTCCCACTCTTTGCTGGTGCGAAGGTGCAGGCCCAGCGCGTGGGTGCAGAAGAGCGCGTAGACGGTGCAGTCCAGCGGCTCGTTGCGCGCGCGCCTGGTGTTGACCCATTTGTAGTCGACGCCGCGCGCCGTGCGCACCGGCACGCGGCTCTCGGCCGTGAGGCCGGTGTAGAAGGTGGCCGGGAGATCGGCGCAGAAGTGCACGTAGCCCGGCCCAGCCTTGCCGACGTGCAGGCGGCCGAAGAACAGGTCTTTCGCCGTGTCGGTGCCCACGTACCACAGCCGCACGCCGCGCTTGAGCACCTTGCCGCGCCAGTTGACGTCTTGCACGGTGGCCTTGCCCTTGATCATCTTGGTGGGCTTGTCGTCGCCCTTCACGGCGAAGACACGGCGCCGCTCGCGCAGCCGGCAGTAGTTGTAGGCCTGGTGGGTGAAGTGGCCGCCGGTGTCGACGGCGGCCGCCTCGATGCGCATGGGCCGGCCGTTGGCGTGCTGGAAGATGGTTTCGAGGTAGGGGTCGAGCTTATCTGCCCACTCGCGCTCGTCGGCGGGGTTGCCGTAGATCACGGAGTAGTCGACGCACCACATTTCCTCGCCGCGGCCGATGGCCCAGGTGACGCACTCCCAGCGGTCGTCTTGGCTGTCGATGCCGGTAACCAGCACCAGGCCGCCCATGGGCACGGTGAACCTGCGGTAGGGCTTGGGCTCGGCGTTGGCGCGGCGCTGCAGGGCGTGCTCGTCGGCCTTCTCGAAGACCTCTTCCCACAGCTCGCCCAGCGTCTCGTTGACGAAGCCCATGAGCGGGCCTTTCTGGCCGGCCTTGGCTTCGGCGGTGGCCTCGAGGAACTCGCGCACGATGTCGGTCCACTCGCGCTGCGGGCTGTATGCCGTCCAGACGTGCGCAGCCACATGCGCTGGCGCAGGCCGCGGCTGGCCTTCGGCGTTGCGCCAGGTGCGGTCTTGCCCGTAGCGGTACTGGCCGCATTGCGACACCCAGGCGCCATCGCGCCAGATGCTGAGGTACTCGGCCTGGCTGATGGGCTCGTGGCAGTGCGGGCACACGTGCCGCACCGGGCCGACATCACCGCCCAGGCCGCCGCCCTTGAAGCCGTGGCGCACATCCTTGCCGCCCCACAGCAGCGGGTGCTCCAGGCTGCAGTGCGGGCAGACGACGTGGTAGCGCATGAAGGCGTCGGCGTGCTTCTCGCGCCCTTCGATAAGGCTGGCTCCCTTGACGCGCGGCGTGGTGCCGGCGATGAGCTTGGGGAAGGCCGCGCCCTCCAGGCGGCCGCGCGCCAGGGTGATGGGGTCGGAGCTTTTCTCGACGACGGCATCCATGCCGTCGACCTCGTCGAGCAGCGCGTCGTCGAGCGTGATGCGCCGGAAGGCGCGCGCAGCCTTGGCGCCCAGCGTGTGCAGCACGCTGCCCAGGAACTGCTTAAGCTTGAGGGTGTCTTCTTTGCCTGCCAGCAGGAACGGCCGCACGGCGGCCACGTCGCGCAGCATCGGGTCAATCTCGGCCTTGACGAAGCTGTCGCGGTCGTCGTCGGTGGGCTGCCAGATCGCCTGTTTGCGGCGGCGGTGGGCGATGTTGTAGGCGATCTTCGCCAGCAGCATCTTGGTGTAACCCACGCGCTTGGCCTTGCGCACGGTGACCTCGCGGATGGCGTCGTCGCCCATCCAGTCGAGCAAGCCGTGCTGGAAGGGGTAGGCCTCCCAGTCGCCGCGCTTGTGCGAGCTTTCGGCGCTGAGCTTGAAGTGCTCGGCCGCCCAGCGGCTGAGAGACAGCGGCGCATCGGCGCGCAGCGGCCGCAGGCCGGCCAGCAGCGCGTCGACGATGGCGCGCTGTGTCTCAGTCGGGCAGCGGCTCATCGTCGGCCTCGGGGTCGTCTTCGGGCTGCAGCTTCTGGGCCACGAGCTCGGCGGTCTCAGCGACCCAGGTGTTGCGCGCCTCGGCGATGGTGGTCACCACCAGATCGGCGGCCTCGGGCGGCAGGTCTGGGCAGGCCTTGCGCATGTCGGCCTTGAGGTGGTCGAAGCGCTCGGCCACGGCCTGGCTCGCGTTGGCCAGCACCTGGGCGAGCAGCTGCACGCTGGCGAAGTCGCCGCGCAGGGCAGCATTCTTGATCTCGATGCCCTCGCGCTGGGCACGGGCCAGAGCGGCGCGCTCTTGCACGAGGTCGAGGCCGTAGGTGTCGGCGCCCATGCGGCCGGCGGCTTGCTCGCGCAAGCGGTGGCAGTACGCCAGCAGCCACTCGGCCGCCGTGGCGCCGTCGCTCAACACGCCGCCGCGCACCAGCTCGCTCACGGCCTGCTGCGAGATTCCGACGGCCGCGCCAAACGCCGCCTGTGTGGCCTGCCCCTGTGCTACCAAACAACCCCCCTAGAGAGGTCGTGCAACAGTCGAATTTCGCGGTCGTTTCGCACC